AAAGATCGTGTCAGTGCGGTGGGACGGATCGCAACAATCACGCGATCATGAGCAAATGCGTCTATGCGCAATCGAGGATCTTTCTCAAGCAATGCAGTCTGTCTTCAATGGCCATGCCGAATGATCCGGTAAATCACCCTGACCATTACACGCAAAGCAGCATCGAAGCGATCGAAGCGATCGAAGCTGCGTTGACAGCAGAAGAGTTTCGTGGATTCTGTAAAGCAAACGCGCTGAAGTATATTTGGCGCGAGCGCTTGAAGGGTCAAGACGAATCAATCGCTAAAGCAATCTGGTACTTGAATCGAATTTTGAAGCAATGACTCAATTCACCGGAAGATTTACTGACGACCAAATCGAGGAGATCCTCACCAGTCCAGACAGTGACAACAAGATCGCCAAGAGATTTGGGATTTCGCGCTCTAGCGTCGGCCAGATCAGGACCGGCAAAACCTACAAAAACGTGCGTCCTGAGATTCAGCGCAGAATAGGTAGGTCATGTTTTAAGTGCCAGAACTGGAAAAACAATGCTTGTTTGTTTGAATTCCCAGATCCAATAGAAGAAGGACCGCAAGCTGCTAATTACTGCAGCATGTACCAGTTATGATGCGAGTAACTGCTATATGGCAATGCAACCCGGCAATACCGGTGCGCAGTTGATGACCTATGGCATCACTGCGTACTTCAGACCGTGGTATTTCGACGGTCGTGTTGTGTACTGGGGTGAACCGGAGCACACCAGATCAGATGCGGTGAATTCGGCAAATAGGATTAGGCAATCAATGATTAAAAGATCTGGACAAGGCGGCTTCGTAAATAACTGGTAGTATTCGAGAGAATGCTACTGATTGATGGCAAGCTATCGCTTTCATGCGGGTCGCCTTGTAATTGCTGATCGTGATGGCGGGTGGATTGCTGTCATCAAGACAAGGCAAGAGACGATTGAAGTGAATTTGACTGCAACTGCTGCTGATGCTGCNATTNTNGAAGCGGAGCAGCTTTATGCCGATGCGCGAGCCGTAACAAATCCTAAACCTTATTGTTGGCAATGCATCCATTGGGAGCCAGTAAAATCAAGTTGTGGTCTTGGATTCCCAGAGGGTAAAAGAAGTGGCGGACGATTCGCAAATCAGTGCTCAGCATTCTGGGCAGACTGAAATAGTCGAATGCGAGAACGGGGCGTACATCGAAACGCTATATGATAAGCGCACGGGGGAGCCGTATTATCGGACGTGCTCCAAGGGCGGAGCGATTTGCCGGTACTCGTCAGACATGTGGCAGGCGCAGATTTATGCGCAGTATTATTGATCCAAGGTTCCGTTCTGCAACCAGTATTCAATAGCATCTGCGCGGGCTTGATCCCAGAACGGCTGATCTCTGTACCATTCTTTGTAGTGCCTATCCGATTTTGATCCATTACAGATCCTTTTGGGATGACATGATCGAGCGTATCTGCTGTCTTGTCGCAGTATGCGCAGCGGTGATCCCATTCCTCGAAGATCTGCTTGCGAAATCGATTCTTGCTTGTCTTTTTGGGTATTAGCTCTGCCCCCTCTATCGCGTGACTAATGTATCCACCCTCCAGCGGATACACCTCTAGGTTGAAGTCAACTATCTCCTCTGTTAGCTCTTCAATTTTTGCTGCAATGTCTTCTGCAAAATCATCTGGATCTTGACCGTTTGCGCCGGAACTCAAAAACATAATCTTTGCGATATTGAGGTAGCGCGTTTCAACGCGATACACGGAATCCTCTTGTTCTGGCATTCGTCTAGGGCATTTGTTGGGATCGCAGACCCACCTGCCGTTCGCGAACGTAAGCTGACTGATTGGCAGTGATTCGCGGCAGAGACTACTGCGGCGACACTGCCTAAATTCTTCGGTCACGCATTTGTTCGCGACTCAACACGTTGAGCCTAATCGAGCAGCGTTGTTATTAACCCCGACTTGCAGTCACCTTAAGGTCTCCGTTATATCTGCCGGTTTTGCTGTATGGCTCCAGAGGAGTTGCGCACATCCGGTGGAATACAACCTGGCCAATCTTTAGCCCTGGATACAAGGGTAAGCGATGATGGCGGAGTGAGTTTTTAAGCTCAAGCGTAAGCCGACCGTGGTATCCAGGGTCGACAAATCCAGCGAGTGCGTGTTCGTATCCTTCACGGCCACGGCTGGATTTCAACAGGAACTGAGCGCTTAAAAAATCAGGCAAACTAATAACTTCTTGAATCTCCGCTAAGCAAAATTCGCCCGGTGCTATCCAGTAGGGTTGCTCGATGGTTTTATCACTAATATCAACTTCAATAAACTGACGACGGTTTATGTCTTCAACCATGACGTTATCACCAAGCAAAACATCAATGCTTGCAGGGTTTAGTAACTCTTCGCGGAATGGTTCCACCATCGCGCCCATTTCGCAATGAGAGCGGATCTGCCAGTCACAAAGTACAGTCACGAATCAAAATTCAGGCTTCACTAGGATAGCCCAACCTGTGTTGGATCCATCGACTTCCCAGCGCCTGAGCCAGTTTTTGCGGCTGTAATGCACACGGCGACCAGCAGCAGCGGAGTTGTTGACATAGCCGCCATTGGTCATGCTGGCTTCACCATTGGGATCATTGAAAACGAAGTCGTCCTCGGTGTAACCGATGCAGCAGCTCCAGTGGCCGCCGCCAGAGGGAGACTGAATTGAACCTTTATGCAGCCAACCGACAGCGACAGGTCGATTGTTGTTGATCTCATTTTCGAGGATCGCTGCATTGCACTTTGTTACAAACCTTGCGTCAAATCCAAGCGACCTTAGTGCATCAATTTGCGCGTGGGGATTGGTGGTGTCACCGAACCTTGCGCGAATTGTGTTGTATTCATCGTCTGAATCGACTTGACCGTGGTATCGCGCAATCATTGCGCAAGTGCTAGAAAAGCATTCGCGATAGCCAGTGCCGCTCGCGTTATCAAGTTGATACTCATATGGAACATCAAGAATTCGCTCGCGAGCGATAGGCTTACTTTTGTCATCCATAATACGGATCAGTTTCTGCGCATATCCCGGATCCGTTGCGTATCCTTCTTTTACCAAAAATTGAGCGCATTCATTCCGGCTCATTGCGTTATTTACGCCACGATAGGTCTTGTAATCCTTGTACCAATGATTAACGAGATACTCGATACAAGCCTGACCAGACGGAAAATCAATAAATTCGTCCGTAATGGTAATCCACTGGCCATCGATAAATTCTTTAGTGACAGCACCAGTACCGCTGCCTTTTAGGCCGAAGAAGTTATTTTCTCCGGAAGTATGCTTTCCCCAGCCAGACTCCAATGCCCATTGAGCAGCAACGCATTCTGGGTATTTTGCACCTGCAGCCTTGGCTGATTCGTAGACACCATCCCAAGCGTTTCTGAATGGCGTTTTGGGCTCCACCGCTGAAGTCCAAGTGTCGTACCACTCTTGGTCCCTATTAAAGATTTCAGGGTCAACGCTTAATATGCGCTGCTCCAATTCAAGGATTGCAGCATTCTGATGGCCTAGCTTCTGGTAATACCGAAACAGGTCAATCAGTCGGATCGGTGTCTTGCTCATCGAACCAGGGTGCGCGAAGGTGCAGGTCGTCAAGCCGCAACGGTGGCGGCACTGTTGGCGGCTGAGTTTTGTGCCAGTCTTCAATAGCACGATCCAGCCGAGGCTTTAGCGTTGCCTCGAATTTACGGCGCTGGATGGCACGTTGCACCTCGTCCCAGTCAGAACGGGTGCTGAAGCGCCAGAGCCAACGCCCATCGGGAGGGATCAGTCCTTTTTTGCTTTCAGCGTGCGGAGAACGTGAAAGACAAGCTGGATCACGCTGTTGTCCTTCATGGGGGACAGGGCGATGATCTCAGACGCTGCAGCCACGATGATCCAAGTGATCGGTGACGACAGGACTTGTTCGACGTGCATGATGATGGGTGAATAATTCGTACCCCGATCCTAGCGTCCTTTGCTTTCGAGGACAGTAATTCTGCTTCCATGTTCGTTAAGTCGAGTATAAATTTCTTTGCGATCTGCCTTCATGTCCTGGTGCAGTTCTTCTAACTTTCCGGCAATACTTTCTACTGCGGCAGTGAGGCGAATAACCGCTTCACGGGATTCACTGGAGCGACGGGTAAAGCCAGATATGGACATACTGGCCACACCAATAGAGGCTCCTAAGATCGCGGCGTAGATTTCGATCACGGCCCCTCCTGCATCACTACTATCTTATCGCCCCTGTCCGCGCAACAGCTTTCTTGTGCCACGCGGCTTGCTATTTAAGCCATTGCCCTGCCGTGTTCGCTTAGCTTTGCGTTGGGGCTTGATCTGGCCAGTGCCAGTCTTGGATTTTACCGCCATCAGGAGATCGCCCCACCAGTGCTACCGCCTGAGAAGATCATGGTGTCCGTGCTGCCACTGTCAATAAGCTCCAGCCCATCAGTAGGAGCATCAGCAGAAGCATCAGCAGCAGGAATGTCGGGATCATTGGGCCAAGTGCTGTATTTACTGCTGGTAATATAAGCAGCAAGGTCATCGGTGTCATTGCTGGTGCCGATATAAAGCACCTTTTCGTTGGCCGCATGACGAACGGCTTCACGCCAATCCTTCCAGTCTTGATTCATGGCTGTGCCGTTGTCGGCTTGACGCACCACCATCCAATCAGAAGGCAGTAGCAGCTTGTTGGCAGT